CGAAAATTATTTAAATTATGAAAATTTACACAGGGAACTTATGTGAATCTATACCTCTATGATAGATGTCAGCACCCCCTTTAGTATCTCTTCTATATCTAATGTTTAAGATTCTACCACCTACAGGTTTAATTGGAGCACCTCTTTCTACATGCCAACCTTTGGACCCATCACCATATTCTTCTTTGTAAGTACCTGTGAGCATCATATGGATTTGTCTTTGTTCTTGTCTGTAATTATCTCTACCTTGGATTAATCTATCTCTTACATCATTTCTAGCTGCATTCTCATGTATGTGACCCATAGTAAATACATCAAAGTCTTCATACATTTCTAAAGCTCTAGTAAGATTTAATGCTCCTTTAGTTACTATACCTCCTCCACCTGATCCGTGAAAGTATCTTATCTTCATAGTTCTTATTACCCCACCTCTTTCTGTTTTTTTACCTCTGAGAAGTTGATTTATAAGTATCCAGCCACCATAACCACCTACTTGTACATTAGTATTGTTTTCATGATTAAGAAGTTTTACAAATCTAGCTAGTATATCTGTTTCTTGAAATTTAATTATAGCTGTTTCATGATTACCATATCCTATAACTGTAAGTAAATGAGAGTATGGTGACCACCATTTTACAGCAGTTTCCACAATACTATCTAAATATTTTGCATTGTTATGTTCTGGTCTTATATCAGATTTGTTTTTTCTATTATCTCCTCTTCCCTGCATCAGGCAAAACATATCACCATTTATCATAATAGGAATAGATTCTTTTACACAGTAATTTAAATCTCTTTTTAGTGCATCCCAGTCACACTTTGGGTTATCCCAGTGTATATCTGATAACATGGCAATTCTAGCCTTTGTACCCTCAAGTTTAATCTCATGGATATTAGCAGCATGTGCTTTTATTTTCATATTTCTTTTTTTAATCTTCTGCTTCTAAAGCAGTCCAAATTTCAGTATTTGTTTCTTCTAAAATTTCTTCATGAGAATATAGTCCATCAGGTATGACTGTACCATCTGCAATAAAAGTAGGTTCGGTGTCCCAACATAAAAGAAATTGAGTAGGAGGATCTAAAAGATTTTTTCTAATTGTATTAGCAGAATCTATTCCTGTTTGTGAAAAATCAATCTTTGATAAATCTTCCATTCTAACTATTGCATATGTGGTAAATATTGATCTTACTTGCATAACTGTTTTTTAAGGCACATCTGTAGTATATGATGCAGAATTAATTAATGTTGCGTTAGCTGAACCAGCAGCATCTGTTAATGTTGTGCCAGAACCTCCATCACTATCTCCCATCCTATACCATAAAGTAGGTGTAGGTGATAATGTTGATAAATCTCCTGGTTTAGCTGTTCCTCCTTGATTATAAATAGCTTGTGCTTGAGCAAGAGTTAAGGTAGTTCCGTTATATATTGCAAACTCATCTATATTTCCATTTAAAGGGTTGTAATGACCTGTTTTACTTTCTCCTATATATAACTCATCAGTTGCTGTTGGAAAGCTGTTTGTTGTTCCCATATTATCTCCTATTGTTACATCTGCTCCATTTAAAAACATTTGACATTCTGGACCTCCACCATGAGTTAAATCAACAGCAACTACCAAATGATTCCAACTTCCATATGTTAAAGTACCTATATTTCCCCTACCATACGCACCACTAGCATTAACACTAAAATCAATTCTATTACCCTCATATAAAAATAATTGACACTGTGAGTTTAAACCTGTAGATCCTCTTCCAATTTGAAAAACCATTCTTAATCCAGAACCTCCACTTATAGGTTTAAGCCACAATGAAAAACTTACATTAGTAGCTCCATTTAAAGCAGTATAAACAGCATTACTTTCTGCATGCTGTCCTACGACACCACCTAAAAGTAATGAATCTGCATTTGTAAATCCACTAGCAGAAGGTAAGGTAATAGAAGTGTTTCTTGAAGTTACACCTAATTTTTTATCAAAATTTATATTAGTAGGCATCTATGTTAAAGTTGCTATAAGAAATGTTGTTCCTGCTCCAGGTGTTGTAGGATCATACGTTACAGCTGCTAATGTATTATTTAAAGAACCTGCATCAAAGGTTACTGTTTCTCCTGCAGCTAATTCTATTCCTAAAACAGTTCCACTTTCAGCTCCTACATTAGCAATTGATACTGATCTTGCTCCTGCAGAAACAGATCCAGAAGTAGTAGGTCTAAGTAAAGCTGGAGTTATCCCAGTTACTGGATCTGTATTTCCTTCAATACCTGCAGTTGATGTAGCAATAGCAGTTGTATCAACTTCTATAGCTGTATTCTTTGTTAAGATAGCTTGTAATGTAGCTTCTGATGCATCACCTTCTTCTAAATATTCTTTAACACATCCAGAATAATCAGCTGGATCAGGATTAATATCTCCTGGTTCATAATACTTTATGTTATCAAACCCTCCTGTTGTAGCATCCCATACTCTTACTTCTAATCTAATAACTGTTCCTCCTGGAGGAACTGGACCAGCACAAGTAATTGATACTAACTCAGCTTCATACTCTAATCCATTAGTAGCAATAGATGCTGCTATCTTATCTAAACCTAACAACATTCTATATTGCCAAGTCCAATTAGTCCCTTTTTGACCTTGTGTTTTTAAATTTCCTACTGACATATTTTTATTTTTTAATAAATTTTAGCACCTACGTTGAATGCTTCTTGAGCTGCTCCACCAGCATTTACAGCTGTTATAACTAAGTGTTGATCCACTGTCCAATCAATTGCAAAAGTATCAATAGAATCTGATGTTTGAAAAGAAGAACCATTTTGAGTCTGAGAATCTGGATCTTGACCAGATGTAAATGTAGGTTCAATGTAAAAGTCTCTACTTACTGTCATTCCTCTAGAAGTTGTATTCATTTTGTGAGTAGCAATTCTTACATATGTACCTGATAAAGTTGTTGCATCTGAAATATACATTTTTACAGAACATACAGCTCCTGGAAAAACTACACCTTTATAAAAAAAGGCTTTATAACTCCATGAATCTCCTGCAGAAAATGTATTAGCAGGAATAAGTATATAGTTTAAAATAACCTGTGCTGTACTAGCACCTGTACCTGATCTGTTAACTACAGAAGCACCAAAACCTGATCCAGGAACTCCTTGCGGTCCTTGTAAACCTTGTAATGCTAAAAAATTCCAGTTAGCGGTATCTACAGATGGATCAGAACCACCTGAGCCAACAGCATTAATGCACACATAACTAGATCCACTAAAAAATGCTACGTCATCTTGAGCATAAGCATTAAGTGTATCCCAGGGACCTGTAAAGTTTAATCCTGCTGCACCTACTGCACCTGGTACACCTTGAATACCTTGAGGTCCTTGTGCACCTGTAGGTCCTGTAGCACCCGGAGGTCCTTGAGGAGCTGTTACAGCAATTTGTGCTTCAAGATCTTTAAAAGTAATTGCAGTATCTTGATATTCAGACTTGTTAACAGCATCTCTTGTACCAACTGGTATCATATCATTATCCTCAAGAGTACTCTTAAGTCTGCCATTTTTAATAATATTAAAAAAGTTACTTATATTTCTTAATGACATAGTTTATTATTTTACTACATGAACAGAACCACTAGGTCTACTGTATAATTCACCTACTTTTAAACCTGCTGCAATAGCAGCTGCATCATCTGCATATTCTCTCTGAGTCATTCTTAATATCTCATTAAGATGTCCAAACTTAGCAGGAGACATATCTTCTCCTGAGTTTAAATACGGATCTGGTGATTCTGGTATAAATTTTACGGGCATAGTTGCTATTTTAAATTAATTTATCCTTCTACTTTATTTTGAGCACTAGTTGCAAGTGCAAGATCTATAGCTGTTCTTCTTTCTGCTTCTTGTGCTCTATCACGAGTAATTTGATTAAGCTTGATATCTATAATATCTGGAATACCTGATATAGTGTACATACCCTCAAAAGCTGTAGACGTTACAGGAAGTACAAGTATTGTTTCTGTATAAAAAGCAGGATCGATATCTGCAGAAGGAGCTACTACTATTTTTAATGTAGTTGCAGCAAGACTAGCAGCAGGAAATTCTTCATCACGCACACCTTTAGTAAAGGCTTTTCCAGAAAATATTTCTTCACTATTCTCTTCTTCACACTCTTCAGGATCTTCTAAACCTATTGCAGCAAGAAATGCTGTAACTTGAGGTGGTTCATTACCTGCAGCAACTATAGCATCTTTCCACTGACATGCTGTATTAACAGAATCATTCTCTGTCCATGTTGGATATGCTGCATTCATTGGTGCAAGTATAACTGATGCCTCTGGTGGCTCTTCTACATTCCATATATCAAAAGACTCCATAAGCGTTATTGGATCAAATTCTTGATATGTTGTTCCAGGTTTTTGGTAAAACGCAGATACTTCCATGTATCCAGTAGCTAAACCTTCAAGCAATGTACCTGCTTTATTAAATATTTTTATTTTTGACATGATGTTTTATTTAAACTTTTAATTTTAATTTATTTCTAATTCAACAGTTGCTCCTTTTGCTACAGCAAACTTAAAGTCAACATGTGCTGTTGCTTCCCAATCAGCTGTATGTAAACCTACAACTTTTACAACATTTTCTGTAACAGGTAAAGCGTCATTATATACTGTAAGATACATTAACGTTCCTACACCAGTTGCATTTGTAGCAGCAAGTGTAATTAATGTACCCGCATTAGCTAGTGGTGTACGATCTACTGTAACTCCACCATCTAAAGCAGATATTAAACTAGAATCTTCAATAAGTTTTATTGCTTGACCTTCTGAAACATTTATTGTTCCCATTCCTTGAACAATCTCATAATTTCCTGCTCCATTTACTGTAGGGTTTAAAAACTTTTCTCCTTGATATTTCCAAACATCATGTTCAACTCCATCTACAACATATGATTCATTCTCACACTTTTGAATGAAGCAAGCTCCATCAGTAGTTCCTGAAACAAGTTTTGAAGTAGTTCTTAAGCCTAGATCTCTCAGCGTGAAATCAATGCTTGTATTTAAGTATTGCCAAAGTTGCGTTCTTTTAGAAGCAAACTCTTTTAAAATTTTTGCTCTGTATTCTGATAATGCCATTTTTTTGTTTTTGATAAATATACAGTTATAATATAATAAAAAATTATGTAATATGAAAGTATAGATCAAAAAAAGACCCTTCAGTAGATAAACTCAAGGGTCATAAACAATATCTTGGGAGGTGGTTAAGATATTGTTTTAGTATAAACTCTTATAAAATACAGTAAAACTAATTCCGTAAGTTATTCTTGCAATTATTACATGTAGTAGTATAGGCCAAAAACTACAATAGTTATATGCTAAGAAAAATATAGCAATAAATAAAAATAGATTTCTTAACAGCTTAAATAAATGCCATGCATCAGTTATTCCTACAAAAAATGTAGTACTTCCCCAAAACTTTGGACCTGCACCAGGTTCACCACCCTTATACTTGTTCTTCCAAGATATTGATGGATCCCAAAATTCTGAATTAAACTTGCTAAATATGCTAGTTGAATAGTGAAACTGTATTGTGTCCATTACTGATTCAGCAAGACCCGCAAGTGCCATAAATATAATATACATCATTTATTACTTTTTTTCCAATGAAGGATTCCACCAATTAAAGCTCCTATAGATGCAATACCTACAACTATCTTTAAATACCAACTATCTAGGTAATTTGTACACGTAATAAAATATACATACGCTATTGTCATACATAATGCAAAAAGTATTTGCAAAATATCTAAAACTTTAAATGCTTTTGGTTTTTTATTGTTTAAACTCATAATATTTAATTTTTAAAAAGGTAATTATACAAACCGTATAGAATTAAAAAGCAACCGAAATACCCTATATAACCCATTAACCTACCCTCTTTATCTACATGACGTTCTTGAGTAACAGGATCAGTAAAATCTTTTGTCAATGCCATAGAGAGTATCATTAAAATGAATGCTACTACAATGGAAAATACGGTCACTAATAATTTAATCATAACTTTTCTATTCTTTTTTGTAAATAAGCTAACGCTTTTTGCAGTTCCTTTTTTTGTTTAGCTCGATCTCCTTTTCTTGATTTTACTACATATTTAATTACGTTACCTAAATAATAATCTTTGTCCAGTCCCCAAGCTTCTATTGCATGAGATACCTCACATGCATCATCCTTCTCTGTTATAGCATTTATATTATAATCAGTTAATGATGGTTTCTTACCTTCATCCATTATACCTTTAGCCATATATCTGTATGGAGTTTTATCATGCATGCTATTATACCAGTCTTTTGTTGATTCTTTTATTCCCATACCATTATAATATCATGAATTAACACCATCATCTTTAACTTACCGTCCATATCTATAATCTCAGCATTATGAAGAGCGCCAGTCCGGACATACACTTTATCCCCAGCCTTAAGATCATTAACTTCTGCCCCTACTGCAAAAACATTAAGATGAGTCCACTCTTTCATCAACTCCTTCTCTTGTTCTTTCTCCATGTCATCAGTAAGTATAAGATCTAACTTACCTTCTTCTTTCTTTTTCTCAGGTTTATCTAACATAACCCGATTTCCTCTTAATATAAACTTGTTCATTTCTTTGTTGGTTTTGAACAAATATAATAAAATTTATTTAATCTTAGAAGGGACGCTTGTAAGCTTCATTTGTAAACTGTGTATCTGATCCTTGATATCCATATCCCGGAAGACATCACCTGTAAGCTCTTTCTCTAATAGAGCTATCTTATCTTTAATTTCTTGTTTAGTCATGTCTTAATATACTAAAAATTCTAGTTAATTAAATTTATATGACCGATTATTTGAAGGGTTTTCCCTGTAATATCAGTATATATTACTCTGTAAATATACACTCCATTTTGCTTATTATCTCCTGACCATCCTTCATTTATATCATGAGTTTCAAAAACTATACTATTCCATCTATCATAAATAGTCCAATGAAATTCCTCTATACCTGAACCTAATGCTTTAATAGTATCATTAGACAAATCTCCATCTGGAGTAAAGGTATTTGGTATATACAAACCAACATTACATTCAGATCCCATTCTAATATACCCACTATACATTTGATAGGGTACATTACCCCCGCATACACTAGATGAAAGAACAGACATGTCTAGATCTAACTCATCACAACTTTCTTTTGTGACAGCTTGTACACAAAATGAACGTATGCAAGATCCAGTAAAATCCCAATCACCTGGAAAGAAACTAAAATACCACCCATTATCTAACCAGACCCAGTCACCCTCTATAGTAACAGAACAATTAGTAGGAGTATCTATAGGCATAATAGTATCCCATCCAGATCCTGGGATAACCACCATAGACTGAAGCATACACTCATGACCCCCGAACCAATCA